CGTGGTTTTCATGTTCTCCCAACCGTCTGAAACCTTTTCCTTGATCTCGGATGTTTTTTCGGAAAATTTTGTTTTTATTTCTGAGAGTTTTCCTCCGGACAAATCATCAACAAATGTGAATCCTGTGGAATAATATCCTTTGATTCCCTCCCATCCGGCAGCAACAACGCCCTTGATACCGCCTCCGTTTTCTTCATAGGCGGTTTTCATGTTCCCCAGTTTTTCCTTTGCCGTTTCGGTCGCTGCTGACATGAAATTGTGAACGGTGGCCTTTACGCTGCTGAATACTTTCGTCGTCTCTTGTCCGATGGTGCTATTTTTTATATTATCGCCGATCTCTTTGACCTTTTCCGTGACCGCCTCTTTCGCTTTCGTGAACGCTCCCGTGATGGTCTCTTTGATTGCATTGAATTTTTCATTGATGTTGCCCCACAATTCGGACAATTTTTCTTTGACCGTATCCCAGTTTTTATATAGGGCGACACCTGCTGCAATCAGTCCGGCAATCAGCGTCACAATCAGAATAATCGGACACAAGCTCATGACTGCGTTCAATGCGGTCTGTGCTGCCGTCATTCCTCCGGTTGTTGCTGTGGCTGCTGTTGTTGCTGCCGTATGTGCTGCCGTGGCTGCTGTTCCTGCCGTATCTGCTGCCGTTCCCGCTGCCGTGGCTGCTGTCTTTGCCGTAATCTTTGCAATTATCTTTGCAGCTCCGGACACAAATTTCTGTCCGGTCGTTATCGTGCTAGAGATTCCCTTTGCTACTTTTCCAAATCCGATTGACAACGGACCGATAGCAGCAACCACAAGGCCCACCTTGAGGATTGTTTGCTGTTGGCTCTCGTCTAAATGTCCGAACCATTCACTTAATAGGTGTACTTTTTCGGTAAATTCTTTTACTATTGGCGCAGCCGATGACATCACTGTTTGTCCGAACTGTAATGTCGTATTTTTCAACTCGTTTAATGCGATTTTTATATCATACGATGTTGTTTTCATTTTGCTAAACGCCGTATCTGTCGCACCTGTTGAATTTCTCATTTCTTGTAAAGTTCCGTTGAAAGAATCTGCTCCATCTCCTAAGAGAATCAATCCTGCTTTTGCTGCCTCGGACGATGAAAACATATCTCCCATAGACAGATTTTGTTCTTTTGCTGCATCATTGATAATGCTTAATACATCCGCAAGGCTTGAACCGCTTGACATTAATTCCCCGAAAGATTTTCCCGTCTTTTCTCTCAATATTGTATCTGTTGTACTTCCTGTTTTTCCAAGTTCGTTCAACATTGAGTTCATATATGTCGTTGATTCTGCTGTTGCAACACCGTTCGCCGTCATTATTGCATAGCCTGTGCATAACTGGTCTAATGCCACGCTGTTGGCATTTGCCGTCGGAATAACTTTTCCCATCGCTGACGATAATTCAGCAACGGTTGTTTTTCCTAAATTTTGTGTCTGTATCAACATATCTGACACATTCGTCACTTCGGTCGCCTCTAAACCATAAGCGTTGAGAATAGTCGTCAATACATCCAATGTATTTCCGGATTCTGCAAATCCCGCTGTTGCTAATTTTGTTGACTCTCTTACGAAATTTACAGCATCACCCGTTTTTTGTCCTGCACTTATCGCATTATATACATTGTCTGCTATATCTCCCGCTGCAATTCCTGTTTCATTTGATAAACTCAGAATTGCATCTGACATGTCATCAACAGACATTACGCTGTCATCCATAATTGTTGATACTTTTGCAATATCATCCTCAAAGTCAATCGCCATTTTCCCCGATGCCGTTGCAAAAGTCGCCAGTCCCGTTGACACGACTGACATTTTTTTTCCGAAACTCTCCATCTTTTCGCCCGTTGTCTCACAAGCCTTTGCGAATGTTTCGAGTTTATGATTCTTTAATTGTTCGTTTACATCTTTCAGTTCTGCCTCCATGTTCATGAGGGCAGTCTTTGACTTTTCCGTCTTTACCGTCTGATTTGCAAGTGCGGTCTCTGTCTTTCCGATTGCTGTCTCATTTGCGGTGAACTCTTTCTCTAACTTGTCGAGTTCATCCTTGAGTGCTTTTGACTGCTCGGAGTTCTTTCCGGTCTCTGCCGTTGATTTCTCATAAGCCTCTTTCGCAGCATCAATCTTTGTTTTGAGTTCCTCCTGCTTTGTCTTTTGGTCTGACAGTTTCTTTGTCAACTTCTCCTGCTGCTCACTGTTCAACTGCACGATGTTCTTTTGCACCGTGATTTTTTGAGTGAGCGATTCGGCTTTTGCCTTGAGGCTGTCTGTTTCTGACCCGAACAACTTTGCTTTCGTCGCTGCCGTCGTATATTCCGCAGACAAGACTTTCATCTGCGATGCTGCCGATTTCATTTGTGATTGATAACTGCTCGAATCTGCCGATATTTTGACGCTTGTATAAGCCATTCGGTCGCCTCCTCTCTTACTGATTTTCGTTGATTGTATCTAATTCAAATTTTAAGTAGTCCAACAACGTGACAATGTTCTCTTTCATGCATTGACTGTATGAGTTTTTCAATAGCCGAATCGCAATTTTCACAACACGGTCAACAATTTCCCCGCAGACTTTCCATTGATTTTCCTCCGGTTGTTCATCCTCGTCCTCATATCCGTTTTCACGGTCATAGTCATCGAATGCGGATGCCTCTTTTTCTACCTGTTCAACCTCGACAATGCTCAACATCTTCTCTGCAACAATGTTCTGCATGATGAAATGAACCGTCTTGATTGCCGTCAGAAATTCAACTGCATCAATCTCCCCAACTGCTGCAAGCGACAATTCATTCCTGAACATCTCCTGCATTATCTTTTTGTTGAAAAACATCACTCCGGAGAATTTCTCCGTGTCATTCTTTTCCATGAGACTGATGTATTTTTTATACTGTTCTACCGTTACGGAATTGATGAAAAGTCTCTCACCTCTGCAAGTGACCTCGATTTCCGGTATCACTTGCCACTCTGAAAATTTTTCTCGATGTTCTCCATTCTCTTGGTGAGTTCGTCTGCAATTCCCATGTCGATGAACTGGAACTCAAGAATCAAACCTGCTGCATCAAGTCCGGTCTCCGGATTCTTTAATTCCTCAACGGTGAACTGGTCTCCGTATGCTTTGCAGATAAAAAGACCCATCGCCTCAATGTCCTGCTTTGAATATCTCTGTTTTGCGTCGATAACCTCTGCAAGTTCGAGATATTCCGTGTATGTGTCGATTGACATTTTCGGCATTGTAAACTCTTTGTCATTGACTATAATTTTTCTTTTCATGATTTATCCTCCTGTTATATGCCCTCTTATTAGCCTAAACCGCCGTTTTTCTCCTGCACTTTGCTGAACCATGCCTTGATTGCCTCTGCTGCCTTTGTGTCTCCGGAAACGAGGTTTGATTCGTCGACCGAAATCTCATACGCATTGTCAAGACTTCTCTCATAGAATGAACCCTTGATGCTCTTTGTTGTCGGAGACAATTTGCCCTCTTTTGTGCTCGCCTCCTCACTGATGCCCTCTGCAAACTTTCCGGCGTATAACCATTTGAAATCATACTTTCCGTTGAGTTTTCTTTCTCTCCATCCGACAGCAACCTCCGGTGCTTTGTCATCCGCAGTCTTTACAAGAAAACCGTTCTCGTATAACTGACCGAAAAGAATTTGTCTGTCCTGTGGTGCAAGTGCATTGACCTCAAGTTCGATTTCTGTTCCCTCATAGGAATTGATGACTTCCTCTGTTCCATCGTCAGAGTAAATCTTTTCAGAACTCCACTTTTCGTCAACCTTTGCTTTGATTGCTCTTGCCAGTTTGACCGGAGTTTCTGCAACGTATGCTTTCGCATCGTTCTGTGTGAGTTTTGCGATGTAGAAATCTCTACAACCGCAAGTTCTACTCCTCACAATCTTCTGTTCTGTGCCGCTAACCTGTGTTACTGTTTCGCTCATGTCTATTCCTCCATTTCATAAAACTTTGAAAACCTTTGTGCTTTCATATAGATTCCGTCCTCCGGCTTTGAATCGTCTCCGTTCCTGCCATCAAATGAGAAATCATTTTCTTTCATGAGTGACTTGATTTCTCTCGCAAGTTCAACCTCGTCATTCTCTGAAAATATAGTGACCTGCACTGACAGCATCACTCCCTCTGCATCATCGTCCGAAAAATTCTCGTCGTTTTCTCCCAAATCCCACAATGTCACATGTCTGTCATGGATGTTTTTGTCATACCATCCTTGCATCACAATGATCCTCCTGTCTGATATTGGTTTCAATGCGTCGGATGCATCTTTGATGATGTCCGGACTGCTGCTCATGCTCTCACCTCATTTCAATGTGTTGTCTAAATAGGATTGATATTCCTGTTCTGCGATTTTTTGCAGTTCCGCATCTGCCTCACGCCCTGTTGCGTAAATAAATTCTTGAGGCGGTCGATAGATAGTACCCCAGTTTATGAATTTCACATAAAAGTGTTCGCTATTGTCCGACTTTTCCCATCCGACATCTGCTGTTGCTCCTGTGTCTTTCATTTTGACTGCTCCCATCGGTATGCTGTCCGCTGCATGTGATGTCACGGACGACTTTGAACCGAAACCTCTACCGGATAATTTGATGTCTGCCGATTTCGGAATTTTGCCGGACATGATGTTTTTCACAACTGGTTCGCTTTGCTTTACAATCTTTTGATTGACCTCTTTTATGTCCTCGTCGCTTGCTGCGTCCTCAAATGCTTTCATAAGTTCTTTCAAGCCTTGAAATTCCATTTCGATTTTCACTGCATCACCTCCGGTGTCAGATTATGACACTATGCTCCCGCTCTACATTTCAACTGATATTTCCTGTCGTCTGTGAACATCGGACACGCATCATATATCTTGAACTCAACGCCTTTATATACTGCGTAGAACTCTTTCAGATTCAATCTGATTTCCTCCATCTTGTCGCAGGCTCTCGTTTCAAACATGATTGTGTTCTCAAGACCTATCTGCAACGCATTGTATTTTTCATTTGTTCCCAAACTCTTGACATCACACCAACATGAGAAAAACTCCTTTTCCTCCTGCTGTCGTCTACCGTCAACAACACTTGTTGTCTTGCGAATTATCTCGATTCTGCCTGTCATTCTGCTGCACCTCCGTATATTTCTTTCAATAGCATGGAAGAAACGGCAGCGGATAGCGTTTTCGTGTCGCTCCGGTACTTGTCACGGTTGTCGTACAGTTCTTTCACGGACATAAATGCAAGCAGTTTTTGACGGCTTGCGAGGTTGTTCCGGTCGAAATTCGGAATCAGTTCCGTCATTTCATCCAGTGTCGTGTCAAGCATCAATTCAAGGATTTCGATGTCGTCATCATAGTCGATATGACAATATGTCTTGCATGTAGCAATCAGACCGCCTCTGTACTTCTCTTTTTCTTCATCCGTCATGTTCTCACCTGCTTTCAATAGCAGGACGGATTCACCGCCCTGCTGCCATATTACCCGTTGATAACTTCTGTAATCTGGCCCTTGATGACTGCCCCCTTGTCAACAGGCTGCACATCGAAACGGTCACGCACCTTGATTCCGGTCATGTCCTTATCCCATAAACCCGCACCTTTGTCATTGAGGTCGATTGTGAGGACGTTTCTGTCAAAGAGTGTGACTGCCTCTTTTAAGTCACCGCAGAAAATAGGATGCTTGTACCCGTCGATTGTGTGACCATCGGTGTTCATAATCTTCTCGGATGCAAGAGTTTTCTTTGATAATTTGATGATAGGATATTCACCGAAAAGCATCTTTCCCTTTGTCTGCTGTGTCGGGTCTTTCTGTAAAATATAGTTGCCGTCTTTATCCTTTAACTTGTCAAGGTAGTTGAAACCGCTCTGATTTGTGATAACAACTGCATTGTCAGCGATTGCAGGGTCTAACTGCTCATTGAAAATATCCTTGAGGCTGTCAAGGTTCTCGACTGTGACCTCTTTCCCTTTTGTCATCTCATTGAGTACTTTGAGAATCATTGCGTTACGGGTTGCCTTTGTTTTCTTGGCAATCCATTTGTTGATGTATGCCATGATGTTGGATGCTGTGTCCTCAAGTAACTCTGCTGTCATCTTGAGGATTCCACCCTTTTTCTTTACCTTGTACTCAATCGGTAAAAATTTCGGTTCGTCCATCTCCGGAAAATCCGCAGCCTCGTCAACATTGTCAAATGGTGTTGATTCTGCATCAACCTCAATGTTTCGTGTTCCTGTCTTAGTTGTTACGCCCTCGACATTGACATACTGTTCAAGGTTGTCGGATGAACGACGCAACTCGATGATGTCTGTTCTGATGTCCTCCGGAATTGTCACGCCGATTCCGACCTCTCCCTCACTTCCTGCGGTTGTGTCGGATGTGAGTGCATCCTTGTACACCTTGATGTCTGCCTCGTCTGCCTCTTTGTGCAGGAATCCGGCTTTGACAATGTTGACAAATGATTTCACGATGTTCTTTTTGTCCGGCTTGACATCCCCGCCGACCTGCTTTGCAGTTCCATCCTTGACCTTGTTCTCGATGCCGTCCTGCTCGTCCTCGTCTAAATCATAGAGGAGGTTGAATCTGTTCTGTAATTCTACGAGTTCCTCCTTTGCTGCTCTTGCCTTGTCGAGTTTTCCATCGTTCACAAGGCTCTTGACTTCATTTTTCTTGTCGTTAATCTGCTTTAATAACTTCTGTAATTCCTTATTCATGACTTTCTGTCCTCCATTTCTTACATACCATAAAGGTATAAATCATCAAGAATCTGCTGCTTTTCTGCCTCGATTCTCTGTTTCTCTGCCTCTGCTGCTGCATTGTTCCGGTTTTCCAATTCCGCAATTACCGCATCGACAATGTCCTTTGTGTCGATTCCCTTGAGTGCCTCCGGAATATTGTTGTATTTCTCGAAAAAGTCAGATGCACACGCTGCAACTGCTGTCTTTTCCTCGATTTCAACATTGAAATACTGTTGCATCTTCTTACTGTCGAACCATGTCTCATTGCTCATGAGAGATTGAATTTTGTCTCTTGTGACACCCTCCTGCACATGTTCCATGTAGACATCAAGAATTGAATCCTCGCAGAGATTCAACTGCTTTATGACTGCCTTGAAATCGTCTGCATTTCCGTACGCCATGCATAACGGTTTGTGAATCATCGCTTGAGCACCTGTTGCGAAATGCAGTTCGTCACATGCAAACATGATGACTGATGCAATGGATGCAGCCATTCCGTCAACATATCCGACTTTGTGTCCGTCATATCGCTTTAACTGGTTGTAGATTGCTAGTCCTGCAAATACATCTCCACCGCCGGAATTGAAATAGATGTCAATGTCCTCATATCCATCTAACTGGTTGAGGAAATCTGCGATGTCCTGCGGACATCTGTCCTCCTCATACCACATAGATTCCCATGTCGCTGATACAATGTCACCGTAGAAATACAAGGAACATCTGCTCTGCTCCTCGTCCTGCTCTAAATCCAAATAGCCGACATTCTCAACTTTTCCGCTGCGTTTATTTTTCTTTGTGAAATCAAAACGTCTTTTCTTTGCCATGCTTATTCACCTCCCTCCTCGTCAGTCTCGTCCTCTGCCGTGTCGGTTTCGTCCGGTTCTGTTGCTGTGTCCGGCTGCTCTGTGTCCGGCTCTGCTTCTTCCGGCTGCTCCGGTTCTTCGGTTTCATCCGGTTCGGATGCACCTTTCAAATATGCTGCTCCCGCCATAGTCAACGGAACGATGCTGCCATTTGCAAGCAGGACATCGCCTCCCTCCGCATCTTCCATGTCGAGTTTACGTCTTGCCTCATTCGGTTTGATAATCATTCCCCCGACACCGTTTCTCAAATATTCCATCTGTGTTTTTGAATCGGTGCGGAACAATACCTTTTCGTTGAATTTGTAATAATACCCGTCGTCTGCATCTTCATCCGGCAGCATCTTGAAATTGATTTCCTCCTCATACTGCTTGATGATGAACAGTTCTGTGTCGACGTAAAATGATAACTGCTGCATCTCGCTGTTACTGTATGACGACTTTGAATAGTCGTTGATTTGATTCGGTTTTACCCCGAACGCTCCGGCAATTTGCAGGGCGTTATATTTTTTCAGTTCAAAGAACTGTGAATCTGTCAGTTTGATGTCGAGAGGTGTGAGTTTCATCCCTAACGGAACGGGCAGGATTTTTCCTGTATTCTTTGCCCCGCTGCCGAACTCCTCAAACGACTTGACGAGTGCTGTTTTCGCTTTTTCGTTCAGTTCTCCGGTATATTCAAGAGTTGCCTTTGCTGTCAGACCGCTCTCATATAAGTTGTTCATGAACGCCTGTGATTCGGACGCACCTGCAACCGTATCTCTCAATATCTGCTGCACTGGTAGTCCTGTGATTCCGTCAAAACTGAATGATGTTTTGAAGTGCATGACCTCGTCTGTGCTGAACACATATTGACGACCGGATGTCGGGTCTGTGTAGACGTACCACAAACACCCCACTCCTGCGAATATTCCCGCATCGTCAACGACTATCTGCACACAATTTGACTGCATGACCCACAAATCAACGATTTTGATTTCACCGCCGTATTTCTTGCGGTTAAACTTCTTTCTCATGTACACATAGGCGTTTCCGTAATGGTTGCGGTTGATTTCAACCGTGTTCCAAAATGTCGTTGGTGTCATAAACGGATTCGGTCTTTTTGAGAGCAGCTTTGAGGCGTCCGTTGCCTCTGCCTCAATGATTCCCTTGTCCGTTTTCTGATAATATTTGATAGGCATTTTCGCAAGGGTCTCCGACAACATCTTGAGACATGTGAAATATGTGACCTCTGATGTCGGTTTCCCTTTTCTTTTCAGTCCTATCCTCTCAAGGAACGTCGGTGAGTTCAGTGTCACAACGCCTCCGCTGTCCTGTGGTTCTCCTCTCCACCAATTTGAAATTTTCACTCCTAATCTCTGAAACGGATTCATTTATTTCTCACCGCCTTTCTTCATGTATTTTTCAAATTGCTCAAGCCATTCATTGACAGTTTCATTCACATCCGGACGGTATTCCTCTTTCATTGCGTGTTTCCATGCGTCAATGATAGCGTCAATCGGGTCTATTCTCTCTGTCGTGATGTCTTTGTCAATTTTTATTTCGCCGTAGTTGTTTGAGATGGTCTTTGCGTTTGCGATAGACCACACAAGCAAGCCATCGGCAGGAACAACAATCTTGTTTCCCTCTTTTCCGACCTCTACTCCCTCGATTTCCACGTTGCCCGCCAAAATCTCAAGTCTGAAATCGACCGTCGCATCGTTCAACTCTTTCGCTGTCTGTGTAACAGAGATTGAATCGAATCCCAACGCCTCAAGGTCTGACAGGAACGCCGATGCGTTGTGCGGGTCATAACATATCAACTGCGGTTTGAGGTCGTATTCTTTCACCAAATCCTCAAGATATTTGATGATGTATTTGTAATCTGTCTTTATTCCTCCCAGTGTCTCGGTCACTGTCACAAGACCCTTTTCAATCCATACGTCATAAGGTACTTTGTCGGTCTTGATGTGTTCATCCACCCTTGAGGACGGAATGAACGAATGTGTGTGTACAAAATATTTCTTTACTCCGTCAACCATGAACGGAATCACGATTGCGATTGATGTCAAGTCGCCTCCGGATGACAGGTCGACCCCGACATAACACTTTGACCCTCTGAAATCCTTGAGTGATTTCAGAACGGCACATGCTTTCCATTTTGCGATGTCCTTGATATACAGTGAATTTGACCACTGCATCCACATATTCAACTGCTTTACGAGGAAATCTCTCAAATCCTCCCCGCCCATATCACGGGCGGTATGTGCAATCGGTATGAGGTTTTCAAGAGCATCCATGTCAAATTCAAGAATTGGGTTTGCTTTTATCCAGTTCTCCGGAACATATCTGTCGTCATGTTCGTCCATCTGTGCGATATATACGAACTGACTGTCGTTTTCAAAAACGCCCTTTAACAAATTGCAGCAATATTCATACAATTTATAACAGGGTGATTTGAGGTCGAACCCTGCTGTCGTGATGACCGAAATCAACGCTGACTTGAGTTTCTTGATACCTCCCTCAAGCAGCTTGTACATCTGATTCGTCTTGTGTGCGTGATACTCGTCGACAATTCCCAAATATGCACGGTGTCCGTCAAGTGACTTTGTATCACCGGACAGCGCTTTGATTTCTGAATGTGTCAACAGGCAGTCAATCGTGTGGTTGTGGTCATGCACTTTGAACCATTCCGACAAATCCTCGTCCGAATTGATGAATTTTGCGACCTCGTCAAAAACAATGTTCGCTTGGTCTTGCTTGGTAGCCGTACAAAAGATTTTTCCGTACTTGTACCCGTCAAAATTCCCGTAATAACATGCCAAAATACCGTTGATGAACGATTTTCCGTTCTGTCTGCCTAATTGCACGTAGGACGTTCTAAACCGTCTGTATGATTTTTCCTTTGTTCTCCACCCGTTGAGTGACCCTAAAATAAAGCACTGGAACGGATATGCGGTCACATGCTCGTTTTCTTCGCCCTCTGCAATGGTCAATTCCTCTGCAAAATTGATGATTTCCTCTGACTTTTCAACGTCGAAATAGTATTTGTACGGTGCTGCTTTCGATTTCTCAATGTCGTCGAGGTGTCTTTGACATGCAAGTCGGACATATTCTCCGGCTGTTATCTTGCCCGAAACAACATCAAGGGCGTATTGTGTGCAGCGGTCTTGTGTTTCTCCTGCTTTCGCCATACCTTAATTTGCATATTTCGCAAATTTATTCTCCGGCTTTTGCTGCTGCGGTTTCGGTACGACCAAACGGCAGCGTGAGGAGACTGTTAATCCGAAATCCGATGCTCCCTGTCTGCACTGTTTCATGCAGCGGTCTTGAATAATCATGAGACGCTCACGTTCACCGTTCACGACCTGCCTTGTACCGACCTGCACACGTTCTTTTTCTCCCGTGTCCGGATTCGTCTTTGTCTCATATACCGGAACATCCTCCATCAATGGAGTTGCTCTGATTTGCTGCGTGATTTCGATGTACTGGTCTTGTGCAATGAGCAATCTCGCCAGTGCATCGCTGTCAACATTCGCAATCAGTTTGATTTCAAGTAATTCTTTCGCAATCTTCCGGAACTTTTTCTTTTGCTCCGGTGTCAAATATGACGGAGGTTTCACTTTGTTGTTCGGTGCTACAACCTCGGCGTTTTTTCGTGCCTCAATTTCTGCTTTTGTGAGGTGTTTTCGCCCGTTCATAACAACCAAATCCGTGGGTTGTCTCTGCCCTGCCATGTAGCAACAAACCCCCTTTCCGTCAACATTTCAGTGATTTTGTGTCACATTCTGACACCCCTTTCGGATGTACCTTTCTGCTGAAATTCCCGTGGGGAGTTTTCTCCAAACAAAAGAGGGGGTGCGACTAGAAATGAATCGCACAAAACTTTTTTATATCCCCCTGCCTCTCGAAAGTGGTACTCAATCAGTGATCTCAACTGTTTCTGTGTTGCTCTCATGCTCGCTTTGCTCTGCTTATACAGAGCCGTGATTGTATTGTGTGTTTTATGATTGAGAGGTATGAGGTTGAACGGATTCAAACGCTGCTCCCAGTCGTCCTCAAGTTCAACGATATGGTGAACAGGATTGCATGTGAGTAGTTCATGTTCGACATATAATGCGTATATATCTACGTTGTCATAGACCTCAATGATACGTTCCCGCATCGCCCGCCATTCCTTTGATACATAGAACTCCGCTGCTCTCTCGTCTCGCCGTGTGTTGTTGTATATCATGTGTCTCGACTGCTGCTGCCGTTCACATTCCTCGCACATCTTCATCGACTGCGGAATCAGCTTGCCACACCTGCATGATTTCAAAAGCATCTGTGTTCTCCTCTCTTTCTTGGTTCTCCTGCTTTGTTATCCACAAGAGGCGGGCAGTTATGCACATTACTGTGTATACTTACCCGCATATAACAGGAGGGCAAACAGGCAGGAAAAAAGCGACTGCATATCTGCAATCGCTCAACTCAACTGTTCACGCTAACATATTAGCACTTTCATTTCGTCTTTTGTTCACCCACTTTTCACCCCTATTTTCACCTTCATTTCACCCTGTTTTCACTCCGTTTCTATCGTTTTCAATCGCTTTTGCACCAAATAATTTGATTGACAGACGTTGAATCATAACCTTGCACCACTTTTTCGGTGAGTTGCGTCCGCAG